TCATGATCGCACCCGATCAAAGACACGCCCCAGGAACCAGAAGTTCAAAACACCAGCCCATAGCGCCTGATCTGCTTGGGTCCACGCATGCAAGATGGCTTCGCCCCAACTGACGCCCGCGGTTAAGGCACCGATGAAACCGGCAGTCTTCGCTGCGCAGTAGAGCCCCATGAACCAGTAGGTAATGACAGGGCGAACGCTCGCAGAAAGGGCGTCCGCCCACCCCACCCCAGAAATACGACCCTGAGCCGCCACAGCCTCTTTCAAGGCCTCAATGGCGCCTGTGTTCCATGCCGTATCGGCACTGGCGCCAATTTCGGCCATGCGCTGAGCTCCGCGCAATTTTTCGAATTCCAGCGCCTTGTCCTGCATCGCCAATTCATGACTGCGCTCTCCCTGGCGATCGAACCACTTGAGGATCTCTGGCGCCAGACGAAAAGCCCCACCCAGGAGACCACCGAGCAAGGTCTCGATCATTGCGGGCCCCCCATCAGTTTGAGCTTGATGGCAGCTCCCACCAGCAGGCTGGCCAAAATTCCGGTGGTAGCAACCTTGATTGCGGTCTGCCAGGCCGTGTGGCGAGCGTCTCGCCATGCCTCCAACAAGTCGCGCAGTTCGCGGATGTCTCGGGCAGCGTGGCCGTTCTCAAGGCCTAGGTGGGCAAGGCAACGCTCAGCGCCTCGTTCGGCAGCGCGCGTCAACAGTTCATCGAGATCTTCCTGGCGCATGCTGAGCACCGAAGGCTGCTGGTTTTCATCAATCATATTGATCTCCAAAAAAATAGCCCGCACTGGCAAAGCCAGGCGGGCCAAACGGAAAGGTTCCTCTTATGCGGCGACAACTCGGATAGGAAATCGTTTCGCAGAGGGGCTGACGGCATTCCCCTGATCCGAGCGCAGAAATCCGAAAATGTCCTTTCGATCATCGCGCTGGGGACCGTCGATATAGATCGGTACCAAGCCAGTCAAGAACTCGAAGCCAGCGGCGAAGATCGGTACAGCGTCAGAGAAGGCGTTTTCGCAGGACCGGTCCCACAGGGGGCCTTCCAGGAACATGCAGGAGCCTTGGCAAATCTGCAACATCGGGCAGTTCGGGCAGTCCCCCCTCTTACTCCAATGCGTGGCAGTGTCGAGCTTGACAGCGGTCAGGTCGGATACATGTCCAATGCGGTGAGCCTGGCCATTGGGAGCGGTGCTGGCTGCACTCACGTTCTGGCAGGTCAGGACGTTGCCGCGCAGGTCGACTGCGATGCTGTCGGACTTGTCCATGCCGCACTTCTGGCCCAGGCTGGAAGCAGGACGACGACTACGGATGGAATTGACGAAGCTGGCCGTCTTGCTACTCACGGCCTGGACGTTAGCGGCCTGGCCAGTACGGATTTCGTGGAAGGCAAGATTGCGGTAGGCGTGCAGCTCATCTGGCTGAAGCGAGTGAGCAATGCCACCCTCGTCATAGGCATCAACAAAGCTACCCTCGCCGATGGGGACCATGTGGTCGCCAGTCAGCTCGATAAAAAAGCGCTGGATAGCTGCGCGCGATACGTTCTCGCGATTGACCATCGCATTGAAGCTGATGCGCCGTTGCGGGGCCAGACGGGTGTAAAGCGCCATGATGGCGGCGCGCTGCTGCGAATCCTTCAGGGGGTCGGGGCCGCGCACATGCTGGCCTGGGCCATCGTGCGAGATTCCGACATTGAAGCCCATGCGATCAAGCCATTCGTTGATGTCATCGCTCAGCAGCGAGCCGTTGGTGATGACCGACAGATCTGCTTTGGGGAACTTGGCCTTGATGGCCTCGGCCAGGGGGCGCATGGTCTTGATGTAGACCAGAGGCTCGCCACCCCAGAACTCGACCTTCTCGGGCGGGCTCGTCACCCAGGCGTCGAGGCCATCGATGAAGGCCTGCACATCGCCCGGGTTGGTTTCGACCGCGCGCGGCACGAAGCGCTGAGAGCAGTATTCGCACTCGTAGTTGCAAGACAGGCCCAGGCTGATCTTGAGGGTGCGGGGGCTGGACTTGCCCAGTGGTGTCTGCTTGGAGACTGCTGGAGCCTCTACGCGTTTAGCGACTTCGACCGCATGAACCACTGGCTCACCAGATTCGCGGGTCAACTCGCTGGTTGCGTTGTCGTAGTGGAAATGGGTGCGTTGGCCATTTTCAGGATTAATGGCAGTAAGGATGAATTTGGCCATCATTAGGCTCCGTCGCGTGCAGCGAAGTAATCGGCCTGCGCCTGGCGCAGCGCCATCTTGAAAGACATCACGCTGGCGACGGTATGCTCGTCGCTCTTGCCTGCGTTTGCGCTGGCATCGGTGATGATGTGCTTGAGGTGGTCGACAAGGGCAATGCCCTCGTGGCCTGGCACCAGGTTGGCCAGTTGGATGACCAGGGAGCTGAGCAAGTCGACCTGCTTTTCCAGGGCGGCGAGGCTGTCGAGCGGGTTGAGCTTGCGCAGCAGCGCGATCTTGGCCAGGTTGCGAACCCCCAGCCTTTCGCTGTCGGGGAAGATACCTGGCAGAACATCACGAGGCTTGCCCGGCTGCACGATGTCGAAGGGGCACTGAGCCGCCATGGCCTTGGTAATGCATAGACAGGCCTCTTCGGTGGTTTCGCCGAAGTAAAACCAGCCGAGGCCATCTGTCAGGCCGTGTTGAGCCAGGATCGTCAGGCCATCGCGGCTGTCTACATATTCGCGCTGAGACACGATTCCGATGACTTCGCTCTGATACTGCTTGCCATACATCAGGAACTGCAGCTCGCCCTGCTTAAAAAGTTGTACGTCAATGTTGATGGATGCGCCAGCAAATGAGACGGTGTAGCCTTCAGCAGTTTGATCTACACGCACAGCCTTTTCTTCATCGACGCTGGCATTGAAGGTAACGAGCTTCATGCAGCCTCCGCAAGCATTTCAAAGTGAAGTTCCACGCCAGGGCGCTCGCCGTTGTACGGGAACACAAAGTGCGGCATGTGAGAAGGGAAAACGAAGGCATCACCAGGCGATGGCATTTCCATGTGGTTGATATTGCCAAACACCCCTGTTGCGCGGCCACCAAACAAGAGATGCGGGTTATGCAGGCAGAACATGCCCGAGTAGTCGCGCCTGGATGGGTCGGGCTTTGCGGGGAAGTCCAGCCACAGCACGCAAGAAATATCAGCGTGCGGCTCAGTATGGAATGGCAGATGCTGGCCGTAGCGAAAAATGGATTCGCGTCCCACCATGTTGCTGACGTTGCACTTGAACTCGTCCTCGATGCTGCGGCGCAAGCGTCGGAAGATGGGCTTGAAGAACTCCGGGAACATGAAGTCCAGGCTGTCACGGTAAGTTCGGGAGTACGGGACCTGATGGTCATTCAGGCGCTCGTTAGCCTTGGTTGCAAGCTCAGTCGCCAGCTCCACCTCGGCGGGACTCAAAAGCCCCTGGATGCGAAGAACCGGAGCCGGGAAGATGTTGTTCAAAGAGTTCATGGTTTATCCTGGATCAGCAATAGCAATCGCAATTGCAGTTGCAGTTGCAATTGAAGTTGTATTGGGTTCTTCGGACAGCAATCTGGCTGCCGTTGTCCACCAGTTCATCTCGGACAAAAGATGCGCTACCGCAGTTCGAAACCACAGAAGTCGCGTTGTTGCCTACTGGGCTGCAATTGCCCGTGTTACCCGGGCAGTTGCCGATGAAACAGTTGGCGATAGTGCTGAAGAAGTAGTCGTGTAGCCATCCGTAATTGGCTGTCCACATCTGACCACTGTTGTTCATGTACATGTCCCAGTTGCCATCGGATTTCAAAAATCCCATGAGTCCCTGGTTGTGATGTAGGTAGCGAGTCCCCCAGTCCTGATCGACCATGTCCAGATAGTTGGCCGTTCCTGCAATTTGCAGCCTGGGCGCCGTGAGGGTGCCAGTCATGGTGTCGCCAGACTTGGCCACACGGCTCGAAAGATCAATAGGCACACTGGAATTGCCATTGGCATCCGGACCGTACCCGTTGACCGATCGCACAAAGGCTGTCGAGTCATAGCCATCGAGCTTGTCAGCATCGGCAGCCTTGGCCGTGATGCCCAGGTAGGCGGCATTGTGGTTATGGCCCAGCGCGGCATATGCCGCGTCATGGTTGTGACCCGCCAAAGCGAACCCAGTGGAATCAATGCCATCGAGCAGGTCCGCATTGGCCACCTTGCCAACTGTGGCGGAGAGGTCAATGACCATCTTCCAAGAAGCAGGACTGACCACCGTGAGGATGTAGAGCTTTTGCTCGTCTGTCCTGAAGCAAGGCATGCCAAGTTGCAAGTTGACCGTCGGGAAAGACGTTCCGCTTGAGAGCGAGAGCGCTGTCTTGTCGTTGTTCAGGATCTGAGACAACGAATCCGACAGCGTCGTTGACGATGGAATTTCGGTGTAGTTTTGCATTTAATACCCTTGTGCAACCCAAGAAATGGCCCCTGTGACCCGGGTGCCGGAGGTGTTTTCAAGAACTGCGGTGAAACCTGTGGTGGATACCGTGCCCAGGATTCGGGGGACGGCCACAGTGGTGCCCCCCTTGAAGGTGAGCGTGACCTCTGGCGAGACACGAAACTGCCGGGAAAAGACAACCGTCACGCCATTGGCCGCATTGCTCACCTGGGCAGTGCCACGGTCAAAGACATCGGGCACATCCACCGTGACGCGCAGACCATCGATGTAGCCCCGATCAGCATTGCTGGAGGTCAAAATCGCCCTGAACAGCGCCCGCTGGTAGGTGTAGTCGCCCTGAATGAAGTCCCGGAAATTGGTGTACCCCGGAGGATGGCCAGACTCCAGGATGTCAATGAAGTCCTGCTCGGTGATCTCTGTGCTTGCAACGATCATGTCGCTGATGACACCGTTTGCTCGCCTTCTGTATTGCTCAGCAAGGCTCAAGGCCTCGGCCAGCTTCAAGGTCTGCGCACGACGCAGCGACTCCCCAATCGCAAACCCTTCGCTGATCGCTTTTCGATAGGCTACGGTCCGTCCAAAAAACTCAGCGAACACAAACGTCTCGGAGATCCGTTTGACCTGCGACCTGGACAGCGACTCAGTGAACCTGAAAGTCTCTGCCTGTGGCTTGGTGAGCGCCTTTGATGGTGTCTCGACAAAGCTGAAGCTTTCGCCCACGCGCAAGATGAATGCAATGAGGTCGGTGTAGGTCTCAGCCAGCGCCAGCGTCTCGAACTTTCGCAATGCAATCTGTCGCGCCAACCCCTCGGCCACCTGAAACACCTCGAACACCCGCTTGGTGTTGGAAAGCCCGTTCTTTTCAGCCAACGCAAAGGACTCAACAAACCTCAGAACAAAAGCAATGAGGTCCGTGTAGGTCTCGGCAAAACTCATGACCTCGAACTTGTTCAGTACCAGCCCTTTGCCTTGCTTCTCAGCAAAGGCAATGGTTTCGGAGCTTCGCTTGATTCCCAGCTTCTGGATCAACTCCGTGAAACTGATGTCCGTGGCCACGCTCAGGCTGTAGACCGCCGGATAGGCACTCGTCCAGTTCTTACCGGCTGTGGCGCTGCTCCATGCAAACTTGCCAGAGGTCCAGGTGTAATTGGCCCCCGGCGAGCTTGAGACGTTGACGGTCTCGGCCATTTCAATCGCCCAATCAGCTCATCGTGAAGGTGAAAACAGCGGTCAGGCTGTCGTCCACCCCCTTGTTGACCACCGGGAACACCACACGATCAAACATGGTTCCAGCCGAGGCTGCATTGAACACACCTGCCTCGGTCAATGCGCCTGTAGCGTCGCCCGCCGCATAGCTGGCCGTGAAGGTGAACACCTTGGTGCCTGCCGTGTGGGCGTAGGTCGAGGCGTTGCGCTTGATCTCTGTGACAAGAGCGGTCTGAGTCGAGGCCGCAGCAGTCGTGCCCGTCCCCACCGCAATCCAGCCCATCACACCGGGGCGACTACCAGAGTTGCCAATCGCATCGGCCACGAAGTCAAAGCCGCCGTTGACGATGATGTTGTCTTTGTGGACCACTTCGACCTCGCCACTTGGCTTGGCCAGCACAAGCGTGAGCGAGCCCTTGATTTGCATGCCTTCATCCATCATGAGATTTCTCCAAAAAAATAGGCGTTGCCCCAATGGGTGCAACGCCTGTGCTTAAGTTGATTGATTTGTATGAACTGATCTAGTCAGTACAGCTTGAGGGATGAATACCCTGAAGTAGGTGCCAGTGGCTTACTTGCGCTTTGAACTTCCCCTCCCATTTTTCCAACAAATAGCCTGCGCTCTGTTGCCGTCTGACACACGCCGATGCAGATGCGATCGGCCACGTTAACGAAGTAAGGCACCACCACCCGGTTAAAGAGTTGGTCCTCCAGAAAGAACGCTCCTGCCACCGAGTCATAGCCGACCAGGAGGCTCACACCGGAACCCGTGGCCGCCCACATAACCGATGTGGTTATCTGATTTGGGATGAACCAGAAGCTCACATGAAAGACACCCGGAATGCTGACCCCCCAGGACACCTTGGTTGTGTCCTTGACCAGCACACCACTGCCGTAGCGCCCATCTCCATATCCCACGCCAACGGCTTCAGAGCCAACGGGGTTTCCGTAGCCGCTGAGCACACCATTGAGTCGCCAGCCGTAAAGCTCTCCTGCTTGCAGCGCATCCTCACGGGCCATCTGAAACCTCGCTTCGATGCTTTTGAGTGCCCCGTCATAGGTCCATTGCCGCTTAGCAGCCGAGCTGATCCAGGCGTAATTGGCTGAGGTCCAGGTCTCGCGGTCGTCCAGTGTTGCCCCGATGCTTGCCAGCAAGGTGTTCTGCGCACGGTAGCTGGTGGGTAGGTTTACCTCAAACAGGTACTCTGACTGGGTCACCCCGCTGTCCATGCGCAGCACATCCAGGCTGTTGACCGATTCGACCGAGGCGAAATGCTTCACGCCGGGGAATCGGGTCGCCTGAGCATCCACTGTCACCAGCAGATTGGCGTTCTGGGGCTGCGCCACCACTGTTGAGACGAAGGTGGCATCTTCCGAGTAAATGCCGGGCGATGCGATCGCCTTGATCCAGAACTTGCGCTCCCCATCAAAGCCCGAGGGCAGCGTGAAACTGCTGGACTTGACCTCGGCAATGAAGATCGAGGTGTCCCAGGCACCCCCTTCCCGCAACTCATAAGCCACGACCTCCGGCTCGGGATTTGGCAGCCAACGAAACTCCAGCCGGTTGGCTGACTGCACCACATCGAATTGCCGCACCGATGAGGGAGCGAGCAAAGTGAGCTGGAAGGTGGTGACGTGTTGGCTGTACTTTCCGGAGGTGTCAAAAGCACGGATGTGATAGTTGTACTGACCCGACTCGCTTTGGTCATGCACCAGCTGCGTGCCCGCTGTCTGCCCGACCATCACACCCGAATCCCACCCTGTGCCGACCCGTACCTCATACCCCGAGAGGTCTGCATCGGTATTGGCACTCCAGCTCAGGAGCAGATCGGTCGTTCGGCGCAACACCACAAAGTCCTGCACATCGTCAGGCGGCTGGAGCTTGCCCAGAATGCTTTGGCTCAGGCTTGCGGAATTGCCCAGCTTGCCCGACACACCCACAGCCCGGACCGTGAAGACGTATTCACCTGCCTCAGCGTTTCGGATTTCCAGATAGGTGCTGGAGACTTTGGGCAGCGTGACCGTGTTGCCGCCGTTGACGCGGTAGGTCGCCTGGTACTCCAGTGCCCCAAAGACCTGATCCCATCCGAGCTGGATCAGCACGAGTGCCTGATCCTTGACTCGGTACAAGCTCTCGGTCACGGTCAGCCTCGTCGGGGCCGCTGGCGTGGTCGAGAGCACCGTGATGACACGAGGCTGCAAGGCCAGGCCCTGCTCGATGGCTGCGTACTTGCTGGGGTTGTGCGCCAGCGCCGTGATTTCGTGAATGCCGGGTTCGCTTTCAGCGACTTGCACCACACGAAAGAGCTGAGCCTCCACCAGCGTGGAAGACAGCACCCAAATCGCGCCAACTTGGGGAGCCATCGAAAACACGCTGGTCACCCCCACAGTCCGGCCAGAGAGCGACCCCACTTGCCGCTCTTCAACGACACCGGTGGGTAGCACCACGGAGATCCGCCAAGATCCTGCGGGCAGGTCTTGATCGAGCGTGACACTGACGGTTGTGGCCGCAGCAATGCGCCCACCCAGTCGCATGCCACCCCGGCTGGCATCGGCCACCTTGATGACATCACCAGGCCGAACCACCGCACCCTCGAGTCCGGTGCGGAAAGTGGTGATCTCCGACTCGGACTGCTCGGAGTACAGCAGCCATTTGCCCACCCGGTTGGCTTGACCACGAGAGGTGCACCCCATGGCCACCACATCGGCCTGAACCACTCCATAACGGGCGATGCCTGCGAGGTCCTCGACGTATTCCACCTTCTGGCGGTAGAAATCATCCGGATCCACCCAGCTGACCAGCGCCACTGTGTGCCGAGCCTTGGCAGATGACCCCTGATAGGCGAACTCACCATCGACAACGTTGGCAGCGGTGAACTGGTAGACCGGATCCTGCGGCGCATCCTGCGTGACCGTGATGGCGCCACCCGACCAATAAGCCATGCCCCGGAACACCGAAGCCATGTCCTGCACCACCTTGTAGGCCTGCTCCCGGGTCTGCAGGTACAGATTACAGGTAAAGCGTGGCTCATAGCCACCCAGCCCGTTGGGCACCAACTCGTCACAGTACTTGGCCACCCGGTACAGCGCCCACTTGTCGACCTGCGACTCAAGGATGTAATTGCCAAGACCGTAGCGGGTATTGGTCACCAGGTCATAGAAGCACCAAGCGGGGTTGTCCGTCCAAGCGACCTTGAAGCTGCCATCCCAGACACCGGCATAGGAGCGGGTCTCGGGAAAGTAGTTCGACGGGATGCGAACCCGAAGGAGCTTGAGGTCATAGCTGCGCCGGGGAATCGAGGTGAATTGCGAGGCGTCGACCCGCAAGGCCATCAGCGCGCTGTTGGGGTAGCGCAGCTTGCTCTCGATCACCTCGGTGTAGGACTCGAGGAAGGTCTTGTTTTGCAGGCTGGTTTGCGTCGAGTCGGCCGTGATGCGGCGCAAGCGCACATCCCAGGGACCAGTCCCGGACAAAGGAACGTAGTAACTGCGCTGGTAGCGTGATGAAGTTTTGCCTGAAACCGTGTCTTGCAGGATCTGCACATAACCGGCTCCACGGGACTGCAGGTCAATTGCATAGCTGACCGAAGTACCGTTCAGATCACCATTGGTCGTGTCCTGCAGCGTCAGCGTCGGGATGCTGACCTTGATGCGTACAGCGTCCACGTCCGGGTCGGTGATGGAGCGCACCACGGGCTGACCGTATTTGAACTCCACCCCGACCGAGACCTCGTTTTCCACAGAGGAAAAGCCAGGGATGTAGTTTTGCTGCTGGGTTCCGGTCCGTGCCTCCAGCGTCACACCGGTGAAGTTGTACGAGCCGTCTGAATTCTGGATGGGTGTATCGTCCAGATAGACTGACTTCAAACCACCAACCAAGCCCTCAATTTCGCCCTCGCAAACGAGGTCAACCACCCGGGCATAAGCCTTGGAGCGCAGGCTGTCGGGCGCTTCCTGGGCCACGCGAGCACTGCCTCCCCCGGATTTGCCGCCACCGCCAGCTCCGACAATCAATTGCGAATCAACGGTGCTCATACAGCTATTTCATCCACATCAATGCCGGCGCTGATCACGGCCGAACCCACAATCAGCCGCCCGTAACCCACAGGCACGGGATGCCCTTGGGCCGTGGTGTTCACAGCGCCGTTGAAAACGTAGCTCGGCTGGTTTTCTGGTCGTTCGGAAGGGTCAGAAGACTTGGCCGTCGGAGCAATCATCTGGGCCACACCACCCAAAATCATGGAAGTACCCACCGAATAGAGCGTGGCCTGCGAGAGAAACGATCCAGCAGCAGCCCAGCCCATCGGGTTCCACCAGGACACAGCGATCAGGGCTGCCCCCAAAAGGATCTGGCCCAGTCCATTGCCCCCAGCACCGGAGATCACGGGTGCAATCGTGATGTGCTGCTGCCCTGTGGGCTCATGCAGCCGATCAAGATTCAAGGCGTCCCGCCCGGCCAGCACCCGGTAGCCCACACCTCGCTCACCTGAAACCACGAGCTCTCGCTCGAAGGTGGGAAAGTTCGCGCACAGGGCACGCACCGCTTCCGCTGCCGAGGCAACTGCCATCTTGTGCCTTCGACCGAAGCGCTTGCCCAGTTCGCCAAGAAGGATGATGGTGGTCATGGAGGTCGGGTTATTTCTGTGCGGTGTCTCAGGATGTGCGTCGTGATCTTTTGCCAGTAGCCGCCATACACGTCCCGGCTGGAAAGCCTGCCCTGCAGGTGATGCAGGATCAGACCGTCACCCAGGTAAATGGCGGCATGGTTGGGAACAGGTGATGCCACCTGCATCAGGAGCACATCGCCAACTTCCATGTCCTGGGATTGAACGGCTCCCAGCGCCTCAAAGCCTGCCGAACCGATGTTGTCGAGGTACAGGCTCTGGCCGCGCTTCCACCACTCGTCAAAGCGGTCAAAGTTCGGCAGATCAATGCCTCGCTCTGCCCGATACCAGTCCCTGATCACCGAGTAGCAATCAAGCACCCCGTGGGCCCATGCCCGACCGACCAAGGGAGCGATGTAGCCAGATGGCTGCATCTCATGCCACTGCCCAGAGGGGAAGGACAGAATGAACCAGGGCAAGCCAGAAGCTTCGCAGGCCACTTTGTCGGCTTGGCTGGGCTCAGCAGGCAGATTCGGATGGGAATGGAACACCCCCACGATCTCTCCAAGCCGATCGGCCTGGACATAGTCCTCGGGATGGATCACGAACTGGTCGGTACCCACGCCAATGTTGCGGCATGGAACGTAGGTCTCCCGGCCCTTGTGGATGACGAGCAGGCCACAGGCTTCGCGGGGAAACTCCCTAGCAGCATGGGCCAGCGCCAGCGATTGGTTGATGGAGTCCATCATCGGATCAACCCCGCCGCTGGAAACCCGCCAAAGGGCAACTCGGCATTCGAGCCAAATCGCTTCTGGCAGGACACGAGCCTTTTGCCGCAGACATCCTGCGACCGTGAAGTCACCGTCTCATCGTTGGCATTGAAATAGGCCGTCCCGGTGTAGCCGCACTCCGAGCCCCGGTAGCTCCAGGGGCAGACGTTTTGAACAATCTGCCGTCTGGGCAAGGACACTCCTTCGAGATCGAAAGAAGCAGCCAACTCGAACTCGACCACATCCCGGGTCTCTCGTGACTTTCGGTCAATGAAATACACATCGTCGGCAAACTCGGCCGTCGGGTCTGCGGTCGGGTTGGTACCGGTCCCGAAATTCACGGCATCGAGGTACTTGAGCAGCGTGCGCTTTCGCGTGACCCGAGCACCCACCAGGTCCTGGTAGGAGAGGATCAGCGCAGTGATGCTGCCCGTGACGTTGGCCACCTTGAGTTTGGGACGCGGCACCTGGCCGTTGCCGTTGAACTCAAAGCCTTCAGCCTGAATAGGAAACGGCTCATAGGTATTGCCCTGCCAGACCACCTGACGGCGCAGCTCGTTGGTGCCTGCATGAAAGCGAACCACGCCTTCGTTGAAGAGGGTCAGGTCCATCACGAAGAGCTCGATGACTGCACTCGGGGAGAGCTTCTGGATTTCTGTGGTGATTGTTTGGACTGTCATGAGAGATCAAACACCTGCCTGAACGTGGCACGGATGTTTTCCAGATTGGGTTCTTCCACCGTGCGACTCCACTCCTCGCACAGAAATTTGCCCGCAATGCCACTCGGGGTGGTCCAGTCGAATGACTGAACCGCCCCACGGGCACGCAAGAAGTTGTCGATGGCAGCTGCCTCGGTCGTTGATTTGCCCCTGAACTCCAGGGACCAGACCTCGGGTTGGGTGTTGATGCCAAAGGCTAGGCGCTGCTCGTACCCATCGCCGAAGGAAACCTTGCGGACGTTGGGTTTGAGGCTGAGTGATGCGCCAATCGATGCAATCCATGTGAATGACGCCATGAAGCCCCCTTAATTCATCCAGCTCTTCGGGGGTCGAGCAGACCACCCGCACGCTTTTGATTCAGCAATTCCTGTCTGACAGCGCTAGAGATCGCCCGTCCCAGATCCTTGCCCTGACCTGTGCTGGTTGTCACACCACCTTCGGCCACGTTCACCGAGATGTTGAAAACATCGCCGCCCCCGGACGAGGACTGGTTCATCGTGACGGGTATCGATCGACCATCAGGCAAGGGCACATAAGCCTCTGGCTTGGAGCCTTCTCCGAACACCGCAAGTTGCGGGGATGAGGCCACCCCACCACTGGCGTAGGTGCGCAAGGGCAAAGGGCCAGCCGAGGTCATGATTCCGCCATCGGCAAACCCGAACATGCTGCCCAGTGCTTTGGCCATGGGTAGCGTGATGGCACGTTGTATCTGGATGCGGATCAGGTCAGAGATGATGGAGGTGGCCAGCGACCTGAAGTCGAGCTTGCCCGTCATCACAAAGTTGGTGAGCGCATCCGTCATCCCATTGAAGGCCTTGGTGGTCACCGCCTCCATCTGCTTGCCCACCTGTTCGGTTTCTTCACCCAGAGTGCGCAGCGCCTTGGAGAATCCAGCCCCCGGGTCTGACAGTTCCAACGCCCGTTGCCCCAGGAGCTTCGCTCCATCGGCCGCCTGACGGGCAGCCTCTTCAATGCGGCGAAACGACTCGGCCAACTTGTCATTGCCAGGCGTGGCTTCCACCAACTCCCGAGCCTTGGCAGCAAAGTCTGCCAGCTCTTCTGCGCTGGACTTGCGCGCGGCAGACAGACGCCTAAGGGCATCAATCTCGCTGATCGAACCCGTCTCGCGCAGGACCTTGATTTGCTCTTCAGTCGATCGAAGCTGACCCTGGCTCCTGGCCACCTGCTCTTGCAGGTCCTTGAGCGTTTCGCCTGGCAGCTTGATTTCGCGCTCAAGGTTGGACTGCTGCGCCTCACGCTCTAGTCTTTGTCGCCGAAGAGTGATCTCAATAAGCCTATCCTGCAGTTTCAATTTGTCCTGGGTGGTTTTCGCCACCGTAGCGAGACCACTTTTCAGGATTGCCTCTTCCTGCGAATACAGCTCTGCCAGCCGGGCTGTGAAATCTTGTTGCGCACTCAGCCGGGCCTCGCTCGCCTCCTTGTAGCTGATGAAGCCCTGGCTCTCATACAGATCGATGATCTTTTGACGGTCCTTGAGGATGCCGGTCTCGACATCCGTCAGCCCCTGCAGTTGCTTTATCTCGCTCTCAATCTTTGCCATCGCTGCGGCGGTGAGAGCGCCGGTAGCCGAGTTGTAGTTCAGCTTGGGCTTTTTGGCCTCGGATGCGGCCTCCGTCTCACCCCGGTTGATGGCATTGAACCGCTCTTTGACCGCATCGGCCAGTAGCGGCATCTTCCAGAGGTCAACATAGGTCTGGTTGGCCTTTTCAACGATCGCATTACGCTTTTCCAATGCGGTCTTGAGGGTGGCCTGGTTCTCCTCAGAAAACGGGTTGAGACCCTTGCCACCTGCTAGGAAGGTGCCGAGCAATTCGATATCTGCCCAGACTGCCTCGAAGCTGCCCATGACTGCCTTGGCCATCTGGATCACACCGCGCAGCGCATCGATCACGATGGCAATGCCATACGCTGTGTCCTGCGCCCAGGTCTTGAGTGTGCCGTCATCACGCAGTTTGACCATGGCGTCTGCCGTGTTGTGCGTGCCCAGCATCACCGCCTTGAGCTCACCCACCAGCTCTTCAAGGGCAGGCAGTGCGGCCGTGACGATAGTCTGGGCGACGAAGTTGTGCTCGGCCCGCATGCGACCCAGTGCCTTCGAGGCCTTCTCGGCAGATTCGATCTCAGCTTCAGTCAGCCGGATGTTCAGGTCCTGGTTAGCGGCCAGGTCCTTGAGGAAAGGCAACAAGCTCGCCCCAGACTTGCCAAAGAGCTCCAGCGCAACGGCCGTCTTGCCTGCCCCGTCCTCGAAATTGGACAACTTCAGGGCGATGTCGTTCATGACCTCGGCCGGATCCCGCAGGTTGCCCCCTGCATCCTTGGCCTTGATGCCCAGAAACTGCAGGGCCTGCGCAGCACCCTTGGTTTCATCGTCCACCCCGGCCAGTCCCTTGGAGAGCTTGGTCAGGCCCACCCCGATCTGGTCCATGGCCACGCCAGAGATGGTGGCCACTGGAGCAAAGCCGGACAAGGCCGTGGCACTTGCCCCGGTCTGCTCGGCCAGATCTTGCAGCGCTGCCACCGTCTCCAACGTATGCGCTATCAACTCCTTCAAAGCACCTACCGACTCCACGCCGATAGCAATCGCGAAGGTGGTCTTGGCCACCTCAGCGACCCTCTCCAGAGAACCGCGCATGGATTCGGCGTGTTTTTCCAGAAGGTGGGCGCTTTTGCCCAGGTCTTCACGGAACTCGGCCGTTTCGGCAGCAAGCTTGACCACCAGTGAGCCGATATCAGCCATGTTTGACTACCTTGTGGGAGAACATGGCCTTGAACCTGGCCACGTTGAGAGGGATTTCCTCTTGGGGTTTCTTTTTTTCGAGGAAGGGCATGAAGTCTTCGGGCCTGAATGGGTTGGCATCCTTGGCCCTGTGGGCATTGGCAAAGGTGGATGCCACCACGCCCGAACGGTAATCAGCCCTGTAGTCCCCAAAGGGTTCGAGCTGGTAGTACGCCATCCATTCGGTCAGCTCATCCGAGCCCAAGCTCGCAAGCATCTCGCGCACCGGACGACCCAAAGCTAGGGCCAGGCGGAACACGAAGCGCCGGGAAGGATGGGCGATCAGGCGTTTTTTGCGGCGTCCACCTGATCGGAGCCAATACCGTTCAGGCGCTGAGCGACTGCAAACACACGGTCCAGCGCCTTGGCGCTCTTGGCGCCCAGCACAGTGATGTCGGCATCGCTAAATAGTCGAGCACCAGTTTCATCGCACAGGGCAAGGGAGACCAGACGGGCACGGACGTTTTCGAGACGCCCCTCTTTGCCAATCAAGCTGGCTTCGAAAGCATCGCGATCGGTACCGGTCATGGTGCGCACTTGCACCTCACCACCCCACTCCGGCACTTGAACGGTTTCTCGGGGCAGATCTTCGCTTTGCAGGATTTGTTCACGGGTCAACATAAATTCGGTTCCTTAGGATTCGGTGATCTCGCCATCGATCTCGATGGTCACGGACGCTTGCACCACGGCATCAACACCGCCTTGCACGCTGAAGTGCGTCACGTAACCGTAAAAGGTCCAAGTGGCAGGGTTGGTATCGGTGAAAGTGATCTTGAATTGACGACGGGTACGGTTGGCACGGTCAGTTCTGAGGCCTTGGTGCACCAAATCGTCGGGGTTGTAGTGAACCGTCAGTGTCAGCTGGCCCTCGTCGCGCAAGCCCACGCGCTTTTCCTTGGAAACTGAAGCCAAGTTGGTGACATCGATGACGGCGGCCTGGCCACCGGGTCCCTGAAACGAAACCACGTTCGGGATAGTCTCAAAGGCGGTGGTGCCAAATCGGGCAATGGCAATGCCCTGTGCGGTGATTGCGGTGCTGCTCATGTAAATGCTCCTGTTTTGTGGAATCACTGCTACCGGTGGTAGGTGTAGTCCACGCTCACCCGGTACAGCCGGGCCTGTTCTTCAAAATCGGAGAGCCCCATGCGCACATCGGCGACGGTGCTCTTGTCTGCCAGCAACGCTTCCAGGACCTGGTCCTGCAAGAGCAATGCCTCCTGGTACGTTCTGGCGTAGGTATCAACCTGCACGCGCACGCGTTGCAGGCCATGTGGCCCATCGATGCCAAAGATGTATTCCTTGACGATGGGCGTGTAGACAATGGCCGGGTACTGGGTGTTTTCTGGTGCGACAAGCGCATAGACCTCACCCGCCGCCAGGTCCTTGATGGCGTCAAAGAAGTCCTGCACAACTATTTCCTGTTGAGGTTCTTAGCTTCCAGTTCCACCCGCTCGGCAAGCCGCTCCTTCATGGCCTGGACGGCGTCGCGCCGCTTGGCCTCTAGGGCTGGCCGAAGGAATGGTCTGGCTCGCATCTTTCGGGTACCGAACTCCACAAATCGCCAATACCATGCATCCTGCGAGAGGTTGCCCTTCTTGCCCTGCTTGCGGTACTTCTTGCCGTGACGCACGGTCACAAAGAAGGTTTGACGCGTGAGACTGGATAGTTCGGGGATGTGCTTCATGATCACCGAGCGCTTGAGCGTTCCCGGTGGGGGCTGATTGGGGCCTAGTGACTCCGTGGCCTTGGGCGCTCGCAGCCTGGCTTCATCGCGGATGACCTTGGCTCCCGCATAAACCGACACACGCAGCCCGTTCTTGGCAACCCTGTCTGGCAACTCCCGCAGTGCCTTGGCCAATTCAGCCAGGCCTTCGACTTTGACGAGTTCTCGTTTAGCCATCGTCAAGTCCTTCCGAGACCAGCAAGATGAGCTGCGTCCGCCTTTCGTCCTCGTTGAGAGCCGAGTGGATGTTGAAGATGCGTGACTTGTATAGAACCCGCATCTGCGCAACCTGCTGAGGGTTGTCAAAAACAGTCTGGTAGCGGACCGTAATCTGATGGGTGATCTCAGCCGAAATCCGATTGGCGATTACAGACTCACGCCCAGACAATGGCTGAATATCGGCCCAGACCGTGGCGACATTGATCCAGATTCGACTGGGTGCCCCCAGGCTGTCTTTGACGGTACTGGGGCGCTGAATCTGTACACGGCGATTGAGCATGCCTGCGCTGATGGGATTCATGCCAACACCACCTTGTAGGGGTCCAACAACCCGTCAATGAAGGGCAAAGTCTCAATGCGACCGCGCGAGAGGGCCGCAACCTCCTCACGATGTGCATACAGACTTCCAACCCTGAGCTTGATCCAACTCTTGATGCCCTCGGGCACTGAAGCGGCAGCGCCATAGCCGGTATCAAAAGTGACACTGACTGCGCCGATCTGAGGCAGCGTGATAGGCCAGATCTTTCCGAACACCGGGGTGATGCGAGCTGGCTCGCAAGCCAAGTCCACCACATAGTCGCTAGTCGGCATGCTCTGCCAGATTCCAGCCATATCCTGATACTGGATGCTCACCACAGACTGAACGGGGCACTTAGGAATCAGGATCGCGTGACCAGGCAGCGTGAAGGGGCTGCCGGCAGGCACCCCCATCAAGCTTGGACCAGGAAAGCTATCGAGCACCATCTTCCAGCGCGCCGTCACAATCTGACGGCCCGTGATCGTCTCTGCTGCCAGCCTCGCCGCCGTGATGAGCGCCGAGATCAGCGCATCGTCATCCGTGAAATCCACTCGCAGATGGAGCTTGGCGTCCATGAGAGACACCGGCTCCTCTGCAGGCGGGCTGACAAGTTGCAGCGGCATGGCGATCAGGCTGCGTCAGCGTTGGCTGCCACTGGCTTGGTTTCCTGGGCAGTTGTGGGAGCGCTTTGGTTTTTCACAGCGGAAGCCTTAGGGGTATCCACTTCTTCCGCGAAGCCAGCAGCAACTTGACCGAGAGTCTCGTCGTCCGACGGGTAGATGCCACCCTTGGCGTACTTCACGAAACTGTTACCAGAGCCATCGACCGAGAAGAAGTCGGCCAGGAATCGAATCGATTTCATGACTGCTCTCCTCAGATGATTTGCGCCACGGCTGCCTGGTTAAAGGCGTCCGCAGGGGCATAGCGTGGATTAACACCGAGCACCTGGGCGCCGGCCAGGCTTGCCGCCACACCCACGGTGATCGACAGTCGCACGAAGCCGAAGCCGTTAACTGTGTCGAGCTCCTCGGGCTTGACGTTGATGAGGACTTGCTTGGCCGAGCCGCCACCCGCTTGGGTCAGCTGGGTGATGGCTTTACCCGTGATGTCCTTGGCACTGGTACCGGAACTATCGAGCGCTTGCTGCAACTTGGCGTCCAGCGTTGCTGACGTGCCCAGCGCACCGGTTTCGATGCTGGCCACGAGAGCATGGAAGTTGGCCACCGAAAGCCAGCCGGTGGTGACGGTACCCACCGCCAGGCTGGCGGGGTCAATGGTGGCGAGGACGGCAAACAGTTCGCTGCCTTTTGCATTGGGAAACATGAGGTTCTCCTTGAGAGTTGAGTTGATTCGCAGAGATCAGCGTGCGCCCAGCTGGATATAGGGCGACATCGTGGTGGCACCCTTGGCCGGGGAAATCGGGGCGGCGATCTTGGATTGGCCATCCATGCGGAAGGTGGTCCGGAAGGCGGTCAGATCGGCATCGAAGTACAAGTGCATGGAAGTGGCGGTCTGCATTCCACCTGCCTTGGTGATCGTCTGGTAGTACGACAGGTCCACCAGGATCACGTCGCCCTGAGACGAGAAGGTGTTTGCGTGCTGGGACACAAACACCGGGCGGCCCAACAGCGTGCCGTAGGGCGAAACCTGAATGCCACCCACTGGCAGGCCCGTGGGCAGGTAGATCGGGTAGTTGCCCAGGGACAAGGTGAAGAGCGCCGGCAGGACGTCGTTGTTGACGATCCACACCGAGTTCGCAAAGGACCCACTGGGCAAGCGCGAGATCATCTTGGCCAAGTTCTGCGGCAGCAGCGTCTGAGCCGCTTGGCCTGATTCCTTAGCAACCGTCACAGTGGCACCTGCAGACAGGGCCCCAACAGGCACCCCGTTACCCGCACCAAACAAAATCGACTCGTTGGTCTTCCAGCGGATCGACAGAGCCACCTTCTGCGGCAAGTAGCTGGTCAGCGCGTTTGCGTCGTCCAGCAACTCATCGGTTGTGGGCACCAACGCCATGAGCTTTTTCAAGCGCAGCGTGGCCAGACCCAGGACAGGCTTGGTGGCAACTGCAGATGCCGCCTCGCCCTGCCAGTAGGCACGAATGCCGTTGGTGCCCCAAGGCGTGGTCTCGTCCTTGGGGAAGGCCATGCTGTTGCCGCTGATCTCGACGTTGTCAGTCATGGGCAGCAGGGAGTCTTCGCCCAGGGACAACTTGAAGATCTCTTGCGAGAACTGAGGCGGCACGAGGAAACCACCATCCTGACCGGCCGCTTCGTTGCTGTAGGAGCCTGGGGCAGCAGCGCTGCGGCCACCACCGATCAGCAGGCGATCATCGACGCCATTGCCGGGCTTCTCGGCCTGGAATACCGCCTGCATGAATTCACCCATGGTTTTGAAACCATGTTGCGGGTCGGCCGAACGGTTATCCGTCACGGTAATGATGCCGTTAGATGGAGTGGCGACGGTCATGGCCATCTGCGCTTCTTCGGCAATCAGTGCAGCCTCTCGATCGATGGAGGAACTTGCTGCATCGATACGGGCTTTGAGGGCGTCGAAGGCTGTGACCTCTTCGTCGTTCATGTCACGGTTTTCAGAAGCTGCACGGTCAGTCAGTGCGCGGGCTTCCTTGATCAGGCCGGCCTTGCGAGCCTGCAGTTCTCGGAGTTGTTTACTCATTTGGGTTCTCCAGAAATGAAAAAACCGCCTGACACCTCGCGGTGTGGCGGCTGGATAGGGAAAAGTGGATTACGACCGACGGGTCGTGAAAGAACCTGGAACGGCTCGACGGAGCCGTACCGGGATGGGGTTACAGCAGAGCCAGGGAATCCCTCGCCTGCTTCAGACGGGATGCGCCAGGTCGGACCTGCTGTTTGGCATCACGTCGCATCTTTTTGAGGACATCGTCAAAGGTGGCGATGCCATCGACCATGTTTTGCGCCAGAGCGGCGTCAGCGCCCAGCACACGGCCCTGGCCCATGCCGTCTCGCACCTGCGCAATCGGCACTCCCCGACCACGGGCCACCGCCTTGGTGAAAGCGGCGTAGTAGTCATCGACGCGCGACTGCATGAAGGACTGGGCCTCATCGTCGAGTGGGCTGTAGGGGTTGCCTTCAACCTTGAATTTGCCGGCCGAGATCAGGGTAGTTTTGACACCCGATTCTTCGAGCGCCTTGCTGTAGTCCTGATGCGCCTGCCAAACGCCGATGGAACCCACTTCACCTCCAGGGGTGACATAGAACTCGGACGCTGAGCAACCGATCCAGTAGGCAGCTGACGCGGCCAGCGAATTGGCCACCGCCACTACAGGTTTCTGAGTACGGGCGCTTTGGATTTCATCGGCCAGTTCAGCAACTCCATACACACTGCCGCCAGGACTGTCGATGTCGATCAGGATCTGGCCTACCGTGTCGTCGGCCAGAAACTGGCGCAACGCAGATGAAAACTGCTGGGTGCTGGTACTGCCAGGACCCGAAACATCTTCGACCATGTTCCCACGCTGAGTCACCACTCCGTAGAGCGGTAGCACGGCAATGCCACCGGCAGACTGGGCCGAGGCGGTTTGTCGTCGTGTTTCACGGATCACACGGTCTGCCTGCACCCGGATCATGTTGTCGGCCTCGGCCGAAATACCGGCCGACCAGCGCATGACGACTGACGCCAAGGCATGGAGTCGTTCGGGCATGAGTGCCCATGGGGTCGCCAGAAACTCGGCGACCAGCAATTGATGGTTCATGAATTCATCCCCAATTGGGTCAGTGATTGGCACAGGTCGGCTTGCGCCAACTCCAGCCCGTTTTGTTCTGCGGCCCAGCGCTCAGCTGAAGCCAGTGGTACGGCCAATGCCTCTGAGATCAGAGCAATGTCCTTTTGATCGATCACGCCAGAGCGGCTGATGCGCCTGGCCCAGCGTTCAGCGGCCGATGCCACTACCGAATGCAACCGGGCCTTGGCCTGATCGTCCTGAGGGTCCGTGGAGGTCTCGTTGATTGCTGCCGGATCGTCGCCCAAATCAAGGTCCTGGGCGTCACTTTCCTCGACCATGTTCAATGGGCGCAGTGGTTCGTCGAGTCCTTCGATCGGGTTGAGGTTTTCCGCAATGCGGGCCTCATTGCGGGTGAGCCATCCGTTTTGAATGCCGCTCTGGTAGTAAGCCGAGCGGCTGGCTGCGTCACCGCGCATGAGGTTCGAGAAATCAAACTCAATTTCCAGGTCATCCCCATCAAGCAGCAACTCCGACTCAATGGATGCTTCCCAACGCTCCGCCCACGGCGTCATGGTGTGCATCACGAATTCCAGACTCTGCTGCTCAATGTTCGAGAACGTGGCACGGTCCAGGTCGGCAATCATGTGGGGCGGCACCCGAAAGAGTCGCGCAATGTCTGTGATCTGAAACTTGCGCAGCTCGAGGAACTGGGCGTCCTTGTTGGTCACCCCTACCTCGTGAAACTTCATGCCGTTCTCCAGCACGAGAACCTTGCCCCGGTTGGATCCGGACTGCGCCTGCTGATAGGACTCACGGAAAACCTTCTTCGCCTCCGCGTCCTTGAATGAGCCAGGAAACTCGATCCAGCCGCCGGTGGGCTTGGCATCGTTGGCGAAAAACCGGGAACCGTAGTCCTGGGCGGCCAGCGCCATACCTAGGCTTTCCCGAGCGAGCTCAATTGGGCTCATTCCCATCAGACCGTCCGAGGACAAACCTCGCAAATGCCACACCGCACCACGCGGCAAGATCGTCTCCGTTCCCGCACGGTCGGTCACGCGGTAGCGATACTCTCCCGTCGTAAGCACCTCGACCTTGACTCGGTCAGGGTGGATAGGAATGAGTTCTACGATCTCGCCACGTGGATTGGTGATGATCTGGTTGTAGGCATTGCCGCGCAGAGCCAAATGGCCCTGCAGCATTTCGCGCCACTCGAAGGGATTCTGGTACCGGTTGGGCCGGCGGCACAGCAGGTTGTGCAACCAGTGGTCGGTCACCCGGTCCTTGCCGCCGTCTGCCCGATTGCGGTACAGAACCAGGGGCAGCGATGCCATGGTCTCCGACAGGATGCGCACGCATGCATACACCGCCGACAAACGCAGGGAGCCATCAGGTGAGACTCGAATGCCGCTACTGGAGCGAATAGACACTGGCTCGAACCAGAAGTCCCCCCAAGGGGAGCGATCGTCACTGGAAGCTCGAAAACGATCGAAGAAACTAAGAATTCCCATTGGCTCAGAGCAGCATCAGTTCATAGTCGGCTCCCAGCACTACCGAGTCACCCGGTTTAATCGCGCGCGCGAGCGCCATGATCAGTGCAACGATGCCGTCAATCTTGTTTTCTGCCCGCTCCTTGCGTGGATAAATGTTGTCTTTGGCATCCAGGTGGGCCACCACGTTGCTGGCCATCCAGCCAAGTACAGGGTCGCCGTCATGGGCCAGCTTTTTCTGAAGCACCAGGGCTTCAAGCGTCTTCATCGGCTCGCTGAAATTCAGTACCGTGGGACGCACTTCGATCATGGGCAGCCCCTCGGCCAGCATCCGGGTCGACAACTGAGTCGCCTGAAACGGGTCAAAGGCCACCGCCTGCACGGAAAATCGTGAGGTCAGATCCATGAGATCTGCCTCGATCCAACCAAAATCGATCACGTTACCTGGCGTCACCGTCAGGCGACCAGTGCGCATCCAGCCCGAGTACTGGCTGTTGCCAGCGGCATTCACTGTGTCTTCCGGTAGGTAGTACTTGCCAAAGACGGCATATGCATCCGCAATCTCCGGGTGCTGAAAAACCAGCACCAGCGCCGCGATATCAGTTTTGCTGGCAAGGTCTAGGCCTATCCAGCAGGGTTGGCCAATGAAGGCATCAATGTCCAGGCCCGAGTCAGCACAGGCATCCCAAGCCCGCATGTCCATCCAGGCCGTGTCCGCATTGACCCACTCGTTGAGGTGCTTGGTTTTGAAGTTGTTGACCGCACTGGGCAACTGCATGGCCTTGGCCTGTAGTGGCCCCAGCACTTCCGAACGTACCGAGATACCCCAATTGGGATTGGCCTTGATCAGAGCGTTTTCAGAGGTCCAGTCATCACCATCGTCCAGGCCGTAAATGATCCCGAACTGCGAGTCGTCCTCGAACACGCCATCGAGCAATTTGGATACGAAGGTCCGCACCTCGTAGCAGATGCCAGAGCGGTTGCTGCCCGCAGTGGTGATCACCCACAAAAGTGAGTTGTCTCGCTTGCCTGTACCAGTCTCAACCACGTCGTAGACGGTGCGGGTTTTGTGGGCGTGGAGTTCGTCCACACATCCAAAGTGAATGTTCAGGCCGTCCAGCGTTGAGCCTTCTGCCGACAGCGCCTCGAACTTAGATCCCGAGGACAGTACATTCATGTTGTGCGCGCCGACGTTGACTGAGAACCGACTCCGAAACCCCGGACTGCGCCGAGCCATGGTCTGGGCATCACCAAAGACAATGCGTGCCTGGTCACGGGTCGTGGCCAACGAGTACACCTCAGCGCCGCCTTCACGATCGGCCGCCAGCATGTACAACGCCACTGCCGACGACAGAGTCGATTTGGCATTACCCCGTGGCACCTCAATGTACGAGCGCCTAAAGCGCCGCTTGCCATCATCCTTTACCCAGCCGAACACCGTAGAGAGGATGAACACCTGCCAAGGCTCCAGGCTGATCGGTTCGCCCGCCAGCGGCCCCTTCACATGGGGCAGGCGTTCAATGAACGCACACAGGTTATCGGCAGGATGAAACCCACGACCGTCCCTGTCGGTCAGCTTCGGATTGAAGTGGTAAGGGCTGGACTTGCCTTTAAAGCGCGTCAGATCGTTGAGTTGACGCTGGCAAGCCAGTTGCACCCAGCGACAGGCCAGGATTTCACCGGCCACCACTTGTTCGGCATAGCGCTTGGCCATAGCCGCATAGTTCGTCACTGGCATTGCCGTTTACCCCGCGATGTCGGCCCATGGATCTAGGTCGTCATCAGCCGCCTCCAATGGCAGCGTGACTCGGGACCGAGATGCGGGCGTGAAGCCCATCTCCGTTGCAGCCTTGGTCATGATTTGCGCTTGCTTGTTGGCGATAGCCAGATACGGAGACTGCATGGGCACACCCGTGTTGGGTGCCTTCACCAGCAATCCGGTCTTGGCAATGCCAGTCTGGGCCTTGCGGTACAGGTCTGCAGCGCACGCCCAGATCTCCAGCACCGACATATCAAGCTTCTTGAGCAGATGCGGCGGCGCGCACTCCAGTGCGTAGCGCCAGGCGGCCTTGGCCCCCTCGGGCATGTAATCAGGCGGCTCAACCAAATCACCAATGGGCTTAGGTTCCCTCAGATTGGTTCTGCACTTTTGCAGCGTCCCTTTGATTTGCTTGACTTTGGTGGGCAACGGTTTTCGACCGGCCATAGGTATCCCATCCAGGGGGATCCCCCCCCTAGTTCAATTTGCACGCGAAAAAATTTAGGCTGGCGCGCGCATCGCGGCTTGCCAACCCTAGAGATTCATCCCCCCCCTGGGGGGACCCGACCGCGCTGCTGACTCGCGTGCGGTCTTGCTGTTGTGACAGGGCACACACAGCGATTGCAAGTTGGCCGCGTCAAAACGCGCACCACCGTCTTTGATTGGCAGGACGTGGTCCACGACCCGCGCGGCCACTAGCAGCCCCTTGGCGCCACACGCACTGCACAGCGGGTGCTCACGAAGGAAGGCTGCCCGTACCGAGCGCCACTGCCTTGATTGATAGAAGCCCACCTCGGCATCAAACCCACGCCGCGCACGCCCGTAATCACGATGGATCAGGGGCCGGTGTGCGTCGCAGTAACCGGGCACAGCCACCACTGCAGCACAACCCGGGTATCGACAGGGAGTGGGAGCGCTGCGGGGCATTTGCTGTTATTTCCAAATGATTCAAGAAAGAAGCAACTGCTTCGGAGATTTAGCTTGGCTTCCTCTGAAAACAGAGCGTTCATACGAACACCATCAACCAAGCCAAGGAGCAACACATGAAAGCCAATGACCCCAACAAGCAGCTCGAGCAGATCGCCAAAGAACATCTTTTCATCGAGACCTTAGAGACCCAGCACAGCGACCGGCTGGACTTCCACGACGTGAGCGTCTGGGGTGTCAAGGCTGCGCTTCAAGCGGCCTATGAAGCTGGCCGCAAAGCCGCCAACACCAATCAAGCACCCATTTCCACCCAATCCTGATCGGAGAGCACTATGACCACGCAACTCACACCTGCACAACACGCCATCCTGGCTCACGCGCATCAGCACACCGAGGGCAAGATCGCCTGGTTCCCTGAGAACATCAAAGGCGGTGCCCGCCAGAAGGTAATCGACGGCCTGTTCAAGCGCACATTGATCACTTACGACGGCAAGGACTGGTTCGTAGCTGCCGAGGGCTACGAAGCCCTGGGTGTGCCCCGCAAGGCACCGATCACCAGCAAGGCCCTCGACGAGGTCATTGAAGCCGCGACAGATGCGAAGCCCCGCAGCCGGGACAGCAGCAAGCAGGCGCAGGTGATTGCCATGCTCAAGCGCCCCGAGGGCGCCACGATCCCGCAGATCTGTGAAGCCACCGGTTGGCAGCAACACACGGTTCGCGGCACCTTTGCCGGCGCATTCAAGAAGAAGCTCGGCCTGGAGATCACCTCAACAAAGGAGGCTGGTGCTCAGCGGGTGTATCGTATTGACTAGTAATGCATCTCAACTCAAATTGGACTTATCAATCATGTCAATCGCGAAACTCAGAAAAGCCATTTCGGAGCATCCATTCCGACCTGCAGGGATACTCGTTAGTAAAGATCTTTGGGATGAACTCGATAATGAAAAACTGATTCGCCACAAGCCGATTCGGCCAGTTGGTACCACAACCTCCATGGGACAAGGCGCATATTTCGATGACGATATATTTGTAGAAATTGGCGCGTTCCCAGATGGAGTCGACTATCAATTACCAAGCTCTGCCCCATAGTCATCAGGATTTGAATCCAAGAGAGCCATCTGATCCCCCATGGTTTGCGAGTTCTCAACTGCTGAGAATCTGACGGCCTTGCGTCCAGTGAACTCCTCCCAGCGCTTGACGATCACATCGACATACTTGGGATCAAGTTCGATGAGTCGGGCGCGGCGTCCCGATTTTTCGCAGGCAATCAACGTTGAACCAGATCCGCCGAACGGATCAAGCACCAGGTCTCGGGTCTTGCTGCTGTTGCGCACTGCACGTTCGACCAGTTCCACCGGCTTCATCGTAGGGTGCAGGTCGTTCTTCTGCGGCTTCTTGACATTCCAGACGTCACCCTGGTCACGGGCACCACACCAGAAGTGGTCTGATCCATCACGCCAGCCGTACAGGATGGGTTCGTACTGGCGTTGGTAATCCGCGCGTCCGAGCGTGAACGTGTTCTTGGCCCAGATGATGAACGTGGACCAACGACCGCCAGCGGCACGGAAGGCCGACTGGAGGGTGTCCAGTTCCGAGGAACTCATGGCGATGTAGACGGCACCCTTGGTGTGGGTCAGGATGTTCGTGCATGCGTCCAACAGGAAGCTGCCGAAGCCATCGCCCAGGTTGTCGTTCATGATGGGGCGATTCTTGCCACGCATCTTGTCTTTGGCCGTGTTCGCGTAGTTCACGTTGTAGGGCGGATCGGTGAAGGTCATGTCCACCAGTTCCTCTCCCAGCAGGGCCTTGAAATCGTCGGCCTTGGTGGCATCGCCACACAGCAACTTGTGCTCACCCAGGACCCAGATGTCGCCAGTCTTCGAAATCGGCGTCTCGCTGACCTCGGGCACGGCATCCTCATCAGTGAGTCCATCCTTCGTGGCTTCCTCACCAGCGATCAGGGCTTCCCACTCCTCTTGCGAAAAGCCGGTCAGGCCCAGATCAAACCCTGCGTCTTTGAGGTCTGCCAATTCGATGCCCAGCAGCTCGTCTTCCCAAGAGGCGTTCTCGCCAATCTTGTTGTCAGCCAGGATCAGTGCGCGACGCTGGGTGTCAGACAGATGCTCAAGCGGTACCACTGGCACCTCAGGCAGACCGAGCTTGCGGGCAGCCATGAGCCGACCATGGCCTGCAATGACGTTGTTTTGGCCATCGATCAGGATCGGAGCGCCCCATCCGAACTCCCGGATGCTGGCCGCGATCTGGGCCACCTGCGCTTCCGAATGCAGCTTGGCATTGCGGGCATAGGGGATCAGGACGTCGACCTGGCGGTATTCGATGTGGATGGGATTCATGGGGACCAGAAATGAAAAACCCGCCGGATATTGCCACTTGGGCCACCGGGCGGGTTTGTGAAATTGTTTTGTCGGAGACGCATCTCTCGCGACCGTAGACAGAATTTATCCTGAATTCGGTCAAAACGCGACACCTCCAAATTCGCGTTTCTTTCGCATCTGTTCGCATCCCTTGGAATGGTTTTGCTGTGCCACGCAACGCCTATCAACCTCCACGCGAAATATGTTCGGTGATGGTCTGAATTGCGACCTCCCAATGCCGTTGTGCCGTGCGCGGAGCCACACCGAAGCGTTTGCCAATGTCATACCAGCGCCAGCGTTCAGCCCGCATCCACACCAACTTGCGTTGCTCGACATCCAAACACTGGACCCATTGCATGACCACAAGCATGCGCTCCACCTCGACCGGGGTTGGAGGGAAGCGATAGACCGGCGGGTCGTTGCTGGCCATGCGCTCGTAGTCTGTTCGCACGATGGTGGGCCAGCAGTTGAAGTGCCCCTGCACCCTGACCGGTGGCAAGCGATGTGCTGTGCGCGAGGCCTCGATGAGCCAGTTGGCCACGTCATCTGTTGTCCATTGAAGTGTTGCTGTACCCATGTCATTCCTCCTGTGTGTCCAAAGCCCAGTGCAACAGTGCTAATGCATCTGCCTCGTTGTCATCGGTCACCGGATGCCCCAGTTCCCGCATCGCGTCCATAACTTCTGACTTGCCTGCATTGCCCTTGCCGGTGGCGTGCTTCTTGATCGTTCCCACGGGCACCCCTTGGTAAGGGATGTTGTGGTGCTCGCACCAAGCAGTGAGCGTGGCCAGCAGTCCGCCGTAGACATGGGCCGCATCCACGCCGGCATGGCGGCGCACTTCCTCGAAATACAAACTGTGGATTTCGGTGGCCAGATGGCGCATGTCGCTGAGCCAACGCTTAAAACGCAGGTAGCGCATACCTCCGCCTTCGTAACGACTTGGCTTGAAGCTCTCAAAGCCATGGACGACTTGCGCGCCCTGCGTACGCATGGCCCAACCGGTCGTGGTCCCCAGATCGATCGCCATGACCACGGTGCGCGATGCAGACACCGGATCGAGCGCGTGGGTACTCTCCCTACGTAACGGAGAGAGGGCATCAGCCCCCTCTCCTACGTAGTAGGAGGGGGAGATTTCGCCAACTTCGGAATGGGCAGAAAGTGAATAAAAACAAGGACTTGGCTCAGTTGGCAACATTTGCCAACTGCCAACTGCCAACTGAACCGGAAAACACGTAAGTGGTTGATATGAAAAGGAATTAAGTTGGCAACAGTCTGCTAACTGAATCCAGTTGGCAAAACTTTGCCAACTTCCAGCCCCTTTTTTGCCAACTTGCTCCTGCGTATCGGTGTGTGTGACATCGCACAAACGCGGGTCAATGCGGGCGTTCTCCAAAGCGCGGCACATGACAGCGTGTGCGTGCTCCTGCACGTCGATGCGTGCGTGCGCCAACGCGCCGTGCGTGAGGTCTCTATCTTGGCAAATCGTGTTCATTCGGACTCCTGTGGGTCATTGCTGTTTTCGGGATAGACCCACACTTCCGGGTTCTCGACGGGCATCGCTGCCCCGGAAAGCGGGCACTTGTAGTGGGTGGGAAGGACGCGCAGAGATACCGTGTGCACCTCTCCAGTGTCTGAATCCGGTTCGCCCTGAGGCAGGTTGACCACCATGCCCTCGACGCACAGGTAGCCAAACTTGGAACGGCCGATGGAGGGCAGCCCATAGTCCTGTGCGTTGCGGAAATACTTGATGTAGCCCTGGGTGGCCAGGGCCGAAAGGCGTTCGCGGATGGTGCGCTCGCCGCCAAGGCCAGCCTTGCCCTCGAAGGCCTCGGCGAACTGATTGGCGGTGTAGCAGTTGCCCTTGACCCCTTCATCGAGCAGGATCTGCAAGATCACATCAAGTTTGCGCAGCCGCTCTGCATCGAGCCGCTGCCCGTACTCCTTGAGGACTAGCCGCTCACTGGCATTGACGATCTCCCACTGGTTGTCGATCTTGTCGACGTAGCGGATGGGCAATCCCGGGCCATTGCGCAACTCAAAGATCAACTGGCGCACCGTGGTCGACTCATCCGGCCGATGCAGCATCAGGCTTGACGAGTAATAGCTGCGTAGGCTGCTCGCACCTGCAAAAGCCTGGAATGGGTCTTCCTCGAACTGACGTTTGGTGATCTTCTTGGTGTGGTGGACCAAGATCACGCCAGCATCCGGATTGACCGCGAGGTGCAGCTTGGTCACACGGCGTGTGAGGAAGAACATCATTGCGTCGTTGTCGTTCTCTCCACCCACGCCGCCACCGTCGAATACGTTTCGGATCGGATCAATGGCAATGATGTCCGGCGGCTCACCACCGAAGTGCGTACTGATGGCATGAATCAGCTGCTCCAGCCCCTCGTCATTGAGAACCAGGTGCAACTGTGGCGTGACCATCAGATTGCGACGTGCCAGCGCCAACCCCTCCTTAGGCAGGAAGATGTTGTGCATGCGCTCCTTGAGGTATGGGTATCGGACTTCGGCCTGGATGTAGGCAACCCTGAGTGGCCTTGCTGGCACCATTTCCAAGAACGTCAGACCGGCAGCCATGTGAGCGAGCCATGACAGCAGGAAGTCGCTCTTACCAACCTTGGGGGCACCGCCAAAAACAGCGATACCGCCCGGCGTGACGATCCGGTTGGAGACCAGATCAGCAGGCACAGGCGTGTGGTCGTCCAGGATCTCGCCCATGGAATAGATGGGCAGGCTTGCTGTGCTGGCCTTGACGTTGATGCGCTCGCCAGAATGCAAGAACTCCTCGCAGTCAAAGTCTTCGACCACGGCGTCGGCGGCATCCCATTTCTCAGGTTTCGATTCAGGTGGGACAACGATTGCCACCGACCGTGCGCCCACGGTGCTACAAGCCTTGGCAGCCGCTTCAGCGTAATCCCAGCCCGGCGCATCCCTATCTGGCCAGATCAGAACGTCTTTACCCCTGAGCGGGGTCCAGTCCGTCTTTTCGATGGGCGCCCTGGCACCGTTCATGGCTGTCGTTGCAACGATGCCTTTATCGATCAAGGCCTGGGCACACTTCTCCCCTTCGACCAGCACCACCTGTCTGGCCAAAGCCATGGCGGGTTGGTTGTAGAGCGGACGTGGATCGGGCGCACGCCACATGCGGGCGCGCACATCCCAGGGCCTGAACTCCTTGCCTGATGGTGGGTCGTAGCGATACACCCGGGCGATCAACGTGCCGTCGGCGCTCTGGTAGTCCCAAATAGCGGTATACGGTCCGAGTTCATCGACCGGCTGCTGGCGAACATCACGCTTGATGGATCTGCCGACGGGCGGGGCAACGCCACACCACTGACGGATCTCTTCAAGAATGCGGGGGAAATCATTCTTGACCGAAAGGTTTCGGGACAGCCCCCAGGCATCGAACACATCACCACCCATGTCAGCGGCGAAGTCGAACCAGAGGCCACGTCGTGCACCCTCCATCTCAACGACCAGGCTTTTGCCGGGTGAGCCATCAATGTCACCCACGTAGAACTTTCCGCCACGGATACGACCCTGGGGGAACAGAAAAAGCAGGACAGATTCGAGCCGATCGATCAGCGCATGGCGCAATCCTTCGACATCTTCTGTCGTCCCGGTTACGCGATCCGCTGCATCGTTGAAGTCGAAGTAGCTGGACTCATGCATCAAGACCCACCCCAACAGCGTTCCTGCCATGAACAGAAGCGGCACTCCTGGTGGGTTGGCGTGGTCGAGAATCGGGGCAGCACCTCACCGGCATCGGTGGCCGTGATGACACGCACGGCGCGATCAGACATTCGCTGGGCAAGCCCACCATCAAAGGGCACCAACTCGAACCAGATCTCTTGGCTGTCTTTGTTGATGGCGGTGAAAAGCGCTGGGTTCTGCGAGATCCCCTGGATGCTGGCTTCCATGTAGGCCTGGTAGATCGCCATCTGCGCGGCATAGACCGGTTTGGACTTGGCCACACCGTTTTTGACCGTATCACGCCAGGACTTGTCGTTCATGGTCTTGCACTCCCACAGCGCGGGATAGCCCATGCCCAGTGACGCTGGTCCGCCATTCAGGACACCATCGACATGGCCCTTGATCCGACCACGAGCCACGGAAAACCCGAACTGCCCGCCCTGGGCCTTGCGGGTGTACAGGTCAAAGCCGATCAGGCGTAACCACCGAATGGCAAGGTCTTCCAGTTGGTGGCCCACCTCGAATACCCGAAGCAGACGACCAGAAAACTCCCGCCCTGGGTCCACCGGCGTGCGGGTGTATTCGAACTGGAGCGCACGCTCGCAGGCGACTCCCAGGCGGGACGCGCCCAGGTAGTCACGCGGCGTTTGCGCATCGCGCTCCCGCGACAGCGCGTCATCGATGAGCGCGCCGACCTGTTCATGAAATTTGGGACGGTGATTGAAGTCGAGCATCACACCCGTCCTTGCTGCCGACCTGCGGCTTGAACAGCGAGCCGTTGCTCCAAAAACGCCCGGTCCTTGGCTGCCATACGCTCGTGCTCTTCGAGCATGTGGTCTTGGTACTTGGTAACGACCACATCAATGAGTGTGAGCACCTCCTCACGGGTGTAGTCGGCAAGAGGACGCTGCATACCGATTGAGCCAACGTACTCGCCCAGCGGTCCAAGACAGGACTGCATGGCTGAAATTTCCATATCACTGGGGTCGATCATCTGCCCCTCCGTTTTGTTCATGAGCGTGGAGAAGGCCTCCTGACAGCGGCGGGAGCAGAACACCCACCTGTCGTTGTAGCGAGAGGGGTCTGAGCGGCGAACGCGCGGGTTGAACCAGCCAAACCCCTTGGCTTTGCGATGGCAGACAGCACATTTCACGCAGCCTCCAAGATCGGGTGGACATTCGCGTCGTTGGCCGCGTTGACCAAGCGAACGATGGCGTTGCGGTTGAAGCGAAACGACAGCAGCGCAGACGCCTGGTAGCGCGTCAGACCGTAATCGGCTCGCAGTTCAGGTGGCAGGTACTGCAACTGTTTCGGTGTAGGTGCTTCGTTGAGCCAACGGCGAGTCTTGTAGGCTGAGTCCTCGGATTCGTTTTCGTTGAGCCAGTCGTCCGCCTTGGCCATACAAACCGTGCGCTCGCCGACCGCCAGCAGCCGGGTATTGAGCCCCTTGCCTCCGCCAATCGCATGCCAGCGACCGTTGAGAAAGAAGATGCCGCCCCAGGCTGTGAAGCCCGTAGCCATGAGTGCATCGTCGCTGCCAAAGAGATCGCACCAACGGAAATTGGATCGGCTGAGTAAGTCAATCTCGCTCATGACGAACTTGTCCAGCACGCCTCCATCTGGTGCCTCTGATGGCTCCCAAACATGGGAGCAAAACGGGCACTCCATGACGGCCAGCGGTACGACAGCTCCGCACTCCGGGCAATCCTTGGTCGGCGCATCACCATCATGGTCGTGGCCATTGAGATTGACTTCCTGCTCAAGCGCGCCATGCATGAGGCTGGCAGTGCCAAAGTCCAGGACGATGCAATCGGTTTTGACCACACCTGGAAACTCCTGCGGATCGACCGTGCGCAAGCCTCGGCCCACCATCTGAATGAAGGTGGACTTGTATGAACTGGGTCGCAGCAGGACCACGCAGGACGTGGGCGTGTAGTCGTAGCCTTCGGTAAGCACTGCGACGTTGACCACCACCTGGGCGCGACCGGTTTCATAGGAGGCCAGTCGCTCCTTGCGCTCGGCATCAGACAGCTCACCGTGGACCAGCACAGCGTGAACGCCGGCCTGATTGAAGGCTTTGCAAACGTCGCTGGCATGCTCGACCGTGGAGCAGAACACAATGGTTTTGCGATCACTTGCCTTGGCTTTCCAATTGGTGATCACCGACTCCGTGATCAGGGTCTTGTTCAGGATGGACGCGACCTCATTCATGTCGAAATCGGTGGCCGTGCGCCGCACCTTGCGCAAGGCGTCCTGGGTGCCAACGTCGATCACGTAGGTCCTGGGTGGTACCAGATGGCCGCTGGCGATCATCTCCCCCAGCGTGATCTGATCGGCCAAGTTGCTGAACACTTCACGCAGGCCCTTGCCATCGCCCCGGTTCGGGGTTGCGGTCAGACCGCAGATGGCAGCCTTGGGGTTCTTGACCAACACCTGTTCAATCACTTCGCGGTAGCTGGGCGAAACCGCGTGGTGGGCCTCGTCGATGATCAACAAGTCGAGCGTCGGCATTTGCTCCAGATTGGCGCCACGAGAGAGCGTCTGCACCATGGCGAAGGTGGCGTTGCCAGCCCACGATTTCTCGTTGGCATCAAACACAGAGGTCTTGAGGCGCGGGTTCACTCGCTCGAACTTCGAGCGGTTCTGCCCAGTCAATTCAGTGCGGTGGGCCAGAATGCATGCCTTGGCATCAGGCTCAGCCAGGATGCTGCCGGCCACAGCCGACAGCATCACGGTCTTGCCCGATCCGGTGGGCGCAACGGCCAGGGTGTTGCCATGCTCGCCGAGGGCCGCAAGGGTCCTCTGCACAAGCAAGGCTTGGCGGGGGCGAAGAATCATGGCAACTCCCCCTTACTGAGCCCAGCTGGGACGACCCGGTACCGCTGCGCGTCCGGTGGCCTGTGCATAGGCGTTCGGCGCCGTGGCACTGGGCGCCGCAGGTGCGGAACCGTTCATGTGCGCCGCGTACTCTTTGTGGTCCGGGGCCACCGCCGACTTGATGACGCACTTGTCTTGGCCGTTCTGGTCCTTCTCCCAGTCGACCTTCCCGACAAACTCAATGCCCTCCAGATCCGCAAAGCCGCTGATGCGACGGGCGTTTTGTGCTGCCGGGCTGTTGTCACTCGGGTTGATCCCGCGTGCGGAATTCAGGATGGCCTTGATGAAAGTCCGCCCCATGTTGGTCCACTCGGCACCCTTGGCGCTGTACAGCCCAATGAGCGACCACATCTTGCGGCGAGCGAACGGGCCATCGAGCACCACGAATTCGCAATTGAGGTAAACCGATCCAGTGTTCAGGCTGCGCGTGGCGTAGCCGCCGGTCCATCCCTGAGACGGGTCGTCATAGCCACCGGGCTTGATGGTCATGCGCACACGCACTACCGTGCCTTTGGGGATGAGGTCGTAGCTAGATTGCTCGGCGGCGGAATTGAAATCGAAAAAGGTCATGATCAAGACTCCAGAGAAGAAATTGCGGGGGTTGGGGTGTTGGGGGCAGCCTCGGAGGTAACGGGCTGCGGTCGGGCAAAGTCCAGGCGCTCACTGGCAGGGCGTGCGGGGCCAGCGATCTTTTGCATCAGGCGACCGAGATCCGGCTCCTCAACTGCGTCGAGACGACCGCTGCGGTCCTTGGCTGGGTAGCCCCACTGGTTGAGCGTGTGACACACAAAGGCGCGGTAGCTGCTACCGTCATCGGCTTTGACTTCGGCCAGCGTGATGACCTCATCGACGATGCCGGGCAACTCAAGTCCGGTTTTTGAGCCATCAATCTGCAGCGTAAAAACGCGGCGGTTGAAGTCGTCCAAAGCCTCGTTGAGGATCCCGACAAACCAGACGTTCTTGCGACGTGTATGCTGCAGGTGGGTCAGCCAGCCAATCATTTCTTGGCCCATGAGCCCGTAGGCGCCACGGCTGTCGGGCTTGCCAGTCTTCTCGGAATAGGCCTGCGGCTGCCCCTTGCACCATTGCAGGCACAGGCGACCTGCCACGGTGATTGAGTCAACGAAAACCGTCTCGTACTTGTCCAGCACGACCGGATCGCCGAAGCGCTGGCACACAGCCTGGTAGTGCGCTTCGCTGTACGGCTGGTCATCGCGCAGCGCCGGGTTGGGGCCACCGATGAACACCGCAAAGTCGCGGCATTCCTGCCATGTGCGAGGACGGATGGTGTCGCCTGCGTAGCCCTCTACGGCCAGGTCTCCGGCTTCCAGATCAAAGAACAGGGTCGAGACCGGATTGAGCGTCCAGAGCTGAGAAGTCTTGCCAATGCCAGACTTCCCGACCAGGACCCCTTTGACGCCACGACGCTCAGCCAAGCGTTGGTCAGCGGTGATGATGGGCAAGCTCATTTGGCCACCTCCTGGAACTCATCGCTGAAGAACACCTCGGCCACCGTGTTGGTTCCAATGGCGCCCCGTTTGCGGGCTTGCTCGTACAGCTCGCGCAGACCACTCAGGCCGCGACGGGCTTGTGCCACTTGGGCTTCAATGCCGACAATGGCAAAAGCCATGTCGTCCAGCGTGGCGTCCTCCAGGGGGACGGTCACTTCTTGCTGACGATGACCCTCAAGGGCCGGCACGCGGATGGTGTCGGGCAGTTCGCGCACATACCATTCGGGGCGCTCACGCAATTTCTGAACAGGGGTTTTCTTCTTGAACAACATGGTGATTACTCCTTCACGAGGGCAAGGCGATACGAGGGCTTGCCGGACTTGACGGTGCGGGCAGCCTCGAAGGCGGACTTGAGGGTTTCGGGCCAAGCGTTGAACTTGGTCTCGCTCACCCGGTAGCTGATCTCGACGTACTGCTTTGCGTCATCACCGCTGTCCGTGATACGGCGGGTGATCTCGGCCAGACGGGCCTGGTCCCAATCGACTTTCTTGGGTAGGTCGGCAGTGACGCGCACGTTGCCGTCGTCGAAGTGAACGACCCCGGTGTCCTTGCCAGCGTCGTGGCGCAGGTTGCGGGCACGCTCGCTCCACTTGAAGTCGATGGCTTGGTCGATGTGATCGCTCAGGGCTTTGCCAGAAGCCAGCAGATCAGCAGCGGCGTTCTTGATGCTGAAGAGCAGTTCGGCGGGTTGCTGCGCCAGCGTGCCAGCTGGGGTGGCCAGCACCTGCTCGGGGGTGAAATTCACATCGGTGCTCATGCTGCACCTCCGCTGACTTCACGCTCGGAAGTGCTCTTGCGCAGGCTGTCGACTTCGAAGGCTTCGATGTCTTCGATCCGGTAACGGACCTGGCCTTGCAGTTTGAGGAATACGGGACCGATGCCCTCAGAGCGCCAGCGCTCCAGTGTGGCCTCGCTTAGGTCCCAACGGTCAGCCAATTGCCGTTGATTGAGGTGTTTGACACTCACGTTTTTCTCCTTTCAAGTAATTGCGAAAACGTGAGGAAAGTTTCGGAAACGACCGGTGGGCAAAGGGGTGGGCAAAGAGGCAGAAAGGGGTGGGCAAATGCGGCAAATGCACCCGCCAGAAACAAAAAGGCCCGGAGGGTTAGTCCGGGCCGTTCTTGAAGTTCGCTTTTTGGGCAAATCAGCCTTTGGGCGGCGATGGGTCGTTGCCATAGCTGTTGCGATCGCGAATGCGACCGTCTTTGCCATGGATCAGAACCTCGCTTTTTTGGTTGATTGCGATCGAGCGGGCGGCACGCTCCGCCTCGGCCTGCGTGTTGTGCAGCGAGGTGTCACGGGTATTGCCTTCGCCACGGACGGCCCATTGGTCGTCGCGGCGAACTACGTGTTGGTTTTTTCCAGTCATTTGTGGTCTTTCAAAAGTAAGCGGTTGAAGTTGAGGGGGGTGAGTGCTGATCGGTTCACCCCCCTTCGGATAGCATGTAGTCGGGATGCAGCCAGTAGTTGCCCTTCTGGTCCGACTGCACAAAGGTCTCGAACACCTCAGGGTGCCGCTTCTTGATATCAGCGAACCTGAAGGTATCGGGAATCTCCAGTGCAGCAGCGATCTGGCGCTTGTGAACCTCATCGCCGTCCGCGTCAAGCAACACCTTCAGGAATTTGAATACCTGCGGTGAGAGCGTGACTTCGGCGCCGCCGATCAATGCCACCCGCTTGGTTTCCAAAAGCCGCAGCGATGTTTCGTCTGAGACGGTGAGCGGGGCAAGGCCATCGACATAGGCTTCAAGGTTTTCAATGACCAAACTGCCCTTGCGAAGTTGCGCAACGGCCCTCAGGGGCACCAACAACCTACCCCCCAGCCGACCTGACTGCAGAACAGTAATGTCACTTGTGGTGAGGGTCAGATCCATGCCGGGTGCAGAAGCCTTCCCAAGGGCCCCGTCCACGTCGGCTTGGTTTGCTGCCAGTTGGCATCCGAAAAACAGGCTGTGACGATGCCGCTTGAATTCACGTTCCCCCAGATGCCACAGCACGCCGTTGACAATCTCCGTGACCGGATACCGCGACCTCAATCCCAATGACGCGTTGAGCCAGTCGGCAACCTTGGCGGGGCTCGCCTGCCAAAGACGCGCTCGCTCTTTTGCCAGCGGCACCCAGCCGCACTCGCCACAGTAGGCCCGAAGCCCAATTTGAGATCCATGTGCGACTTGTTCGGGCCGTATTGCACCGCTCATGCAGTCTGGACACAACACGGCATCGGTCAATTCAGGGCCAAGACTCAGCGCCTGAACATCCCTCAGATGCTTGAACACCTCAGCTTGGCCACTGACCCACACTGCATCTGGCAAGAGATGATGCCCAGGCTGCTCCAGCAACCTGGACAGCTCCGCCAATGCAGGCGCATTGATGGGGCCCACGA